CAGTGCTGCAATTTCTGCGGCTTGGTCTTTGACGATTTGATGCAACTCTTGCAAAGCTGCTGCCAGTGTAGCGGTCAAGAAGCTGGTGTCGATGCCTTGATAGACTGGGTTGCCATCAGCGTCCACTGCGTCCTTCTCACCTGTCACACATTGAGGCACAACTTCAGCAAGTTCGTGGGCGATAAAGCCTTCACCGTCAGAGCCGTCTGCTTTCCACTTGTAGGTGCATGGCTTAAGCGCAGTGACCTTTGCCAGAGCACCAGTCATCGGTGCAATGTCTTCTTTCAGGCGGTAGTCGGAGGAGGTGTTGTAGGCAGTTGCGGAAGCCGTAACAGAAATTGTGCCAACCGTGGTAGAACCTCTCCTAAAAACAAAAGCATTTCCGTTAGTAGATCGGTTGAGCCATGCTTCTGCGCCTGTATAGAACGTATAGCCTGTACCGCCAGCGCTCGTAGTCCCCACCAGCAAGTTACCGCTGGAGTCGATACGGGCGCGTAGTTGACCGTCTGTGTAAAACCCAAGAGGGCCATAGCCTGACAGGTTGACGTCGTATTCGCCGCCATAAGTACCGCTGGTTCCACCGCGAGTTAATCCGTAATAGGCGATAGAACGGCTTCCGTCTGTAAAGCGATCATTTGCTGCAAACGCAATGCTGGTTCCAATCGAAGCTCCCGCGCTAATTTGACCAGAAACATTGGTGGGTTCGGAAGTACTACCAACCAGCAAATTTCCACTCGCCGTCAAGGTCATCGCCTGAGTAAACGAGATAGCGTTACCTGCTGTGCTTGACCCAGCGAGTCGCCAAGCAAAAGCTCCAGAGTTTGTATCCCATGTGAACTCTGACGCTTTGCCTCCGTTCAAACCAAGACCAACAGCAGCGTTACCCCACAGCGAATAAGCATAAACGCCACCAGCGTTGTAGCCACTCCATGCGGTTGCGCCGTTAACCCCGATGAATTTGTTGTTTGCGTCAGCAGCACTCGGAGTAACTCCCAAGCCGAGGTTGCCGGAGGAGTCGAGAGTCAGTTTTTGGCCGACACCCATTTGAATGTGGCCATCGTTCCGAACAGCAAGCAGTTCACTTTCAGCACTATTTACGACATATAAAGCCTGCGCCGATGAGTTTGTAGTTGTGCCTTTAATAGTGGCTCGTCCATATGACGCTGTAAGACCCAATGACCAATTCCCACTAGCATCCAGCGTCATCGCCTGCGTAAAGCTGATAGTGTTACCTGCTGTGCCGGTGGGGGCGGTGAACCAAGCATGAGCGCCGTCATATTGGCGATAACGAGAGGCGTAGTTGCTGTTAATGTAGTTCCAAGTTGAGCCGCTTGATCGGTATGCGTTAGAAGAAAACTCCGCAGAACCGAGAGAGGAGTTAGTTGTTATTCCTGCGTAACCACCGACATTTAGCCCAGTAGAAGCCCACGCACTCGGAATCACCCCGAGGCCGAGGTTGCCGGAGGAGTCGAGGGTCATATCGGTTCGGTTGCTTGAATTGCCCCAAATGAACTTCTGCCCGGCGGTGACTCCAAACACCAAATCGCCCCCAGTAGCATTAAAGTCAGGTTGTCCTGCTGCTCCAACCCGAACGCTATTGCCGCCGTTTACCGATGTCATGTATCCGGCAATGTGCAGCCTTGACGAAGGCGAACTCGTACCAATCCCCAGCCCTGTGCTGGTGAGGCGCATTTCCTCTGCAAAAGTGCCGTCACGCCAAATTTGAGTATTGGCATCATAGTAATTTACAGATGTGTTTGCGTACCCAATGTTAATGCCAGCTCCGGCAGGGCTATTTACAACAAAATTCGTCCCATCAAACGTCAGCGCACTCCCCGTGGTCAGGACTTTGGACGCGTTCAAGAACGCTAAGCCGTTTGCGGTTCCATTAGGAAGAGTCAACGAAGAAGGATTAGTACCAAGTTCTACGACAGAACCACCAGAGTCTTCTGTAAAAAGACGTTTATCAGTTACGTTAACAGCTAATTCACCTTGTACAAGCTGTGAAGCTAAAGGTACAGAACTAGCAGTTGAACTATTTTTAGTGATAATAGTTGCCATTTATATATTTCCTTTAATAGGTTCCACCGTTAACCGTAGAGACATAGCCTGCTGCTTCGGCTGCAGACGATGCTGCTGCTGAGGCACTAGACGATGCGTTAGAAGCCGATGTAGAGGCCGCTGAAGCCGATGTAGAGGCTGCTGAAGCTGAGGTAGAAGCCGCAGTAGCTGAACTACTAGCGTTACTTGCTGATGTAGCAGCTGCACTGGCTGAACTGGCAGCTGCGTCAGCATCGTCAGAGGCACTAGCTGCAGAAGAAGCTGCTTCGTTAGCCTTAGTGGTTGCTGTAGTAGCTGCATTAGTAGCCGTGGTAGCTGACGATGCAGCACTTGTGGCACTGTTAGAAGCATTACCAGCGGAGCTAGAAGCATTAGAGGCACTTGTAGAGGCTGCTGAAGCACTAGTAGATGCTGCACTAGCAGATGCTGCTGAGTTAGCTGCTTCGGTAGCAGCGGAACCAGCACTTACAGAGGCTGCGGAAGCTGAGCTACTTGCATTTGATGCACTAGTGGCTGCTGCAGAAGCACTCGATGAAGCGTTAGAAGCTGAGTTACTAGCCGCTGTAGCACTATTACTTGCATTAGTTGCATGTGTAGCAGCTGTGGTAGCAGATCCTGCAGAAGCTGTCGCTGATGTTGCGGCATTAGTTGCAGAAGTAGACGCTGCTGAAGCACTGGATGAAGCATTTGTAGCACTCGTAGAAGCATTGGAAGCAGAGGTAGCAGCACTAGATGCAGAAGAGGCTGCGTTAGTTGCTGCTGTCGATGCTGTAGTAGCTGATGAGGAGGCTGAAGAGGCACTAGTAGCTGCTGCGGTAGCACTTACAGCTGCTTCGTTAGCCTTTTGAATTGCTAAAGCAGCCTGACTAGCAGCATCGTTCGTAGCATCTCCCGGCCCACCGGGGCCACGATAGATTGCCATACTCTAAATACCTTTCTAATAAAACAATTAAGCAAATTCTCTAGGATCAGCTAAAGTAGCCTTTTCAGGAATCTTATGCCAAATCATACCGCAGACAAAAGCTCCGGGGAAAATCACCAACTCACCCAAAGTGGATTTCAATGTGCGAGGCTTATTACGAACCTTGTTATCGTAGAAGGCTTGCATGACTTCAGTCCAGAATCCAACCTTACCAAGTAAGTGTTTTGCAACGATCTTGCCCCAAACGGGGTATCCAGAGCGCCACCAACGTGGTTGCTTACGGCTCCATACAGTCAATCGAGCAAATTCATGGTTTACATCCCACAGTCCGTGATGCACCATTCGTGAACAGCAGTAACGACCACCGCCACCACCATCACCTCCGCCACCACCGGAGTCTCCACCAGAGTCTCCAAAAGAGGCCGCATCTTGTGCAGCGATAGTTGCGGCGTTAGAGACTGTTTGACCAGCCTCATTAGTTGCCATGCCTGTATTTGCAGCTTCTGATCTTTGTGATGAGCTAAGCCCGTCTGAACCAGAAGAACCTCCTGAGTATGTTGGGCTTACACCAACGCCCCATCCGACAGCAGTTCCATCAGTAGAGGTTACCGGGTTTCCTTGTGAGTCCGTGACAACACCACCAACAACATCTCCAGTCATTGCGTCACGCATTGATCCATCTTTGTACGCCACAAGTCCGTTGCCCAAGTTAGTTCCTTGTGCACCAGTGTTAGATGTCATCGTATCCAAGCCAAGAGACACATCTGAGAAGGGATCGTTCAAATCAGCAATAAAGTTTCCTAGAGGATCATATCCAGCCAACGGAGGAACAGAGTTAGAGGCAAAGTCTTGAGAAGCTTGATACTCAGCAGCCGCTAAAGGCATTCCGTCAGCAACATAGGACTGAATACGAGTACTAATAGCGTTACCAATAGCCCCTACCTGATCTGGAGACAAATCCTGTGCTCCATAGACATCGCTAAACACAGCATTAACTGCAGGATTAGTGGCTACATCATAGTAGCCGAAGAAACTCTCAGGACTTGTGAAGTTAGAGGTTACATTTTTAATACCCTCAACATCACCCGGCATAAAGCCTAAAGTTCCCATCAAAGTGCCTAACAAAGGATTAGTTTTGTCATACGCATCAACACCGTAGGCATTTAAAGCGTCTACCATGTTGTTAGCAGCTACTGTGCTACCATAAGCGTCTGCACCCTTAAACAATAAGTTACCAAGAGGGCCTGCTAAGAAACCAGCCACGGTAGGTAAATATGAAGGCATAGGATTAAACAGGCTATCATAAGTACCTGCAATATATCTATTAGGGTCGTACTGAGAGGCTAAAGAAGGGGTATTAGACCCACCTGAAGATCCGGTAGTTCCTGCAGCTTGTGAAGCAAGTTGAGAAGCTGCTGTGTTTGTTGTAGCTGCTTGCTGCACAGGAGCTGGTAAAGTTATAGAAGCTCCGGGGACATACCCTTGATTCTGTGCGTACCATTCTTGCAACTTAGTAATGTCTAAATCGCTTCCTTGTGGGACATAGCCTTTGTAGTATTCGTTTAAAGCAGCAAAATATTCTGGACTATATTGACTTGTTGCCATGATTAACCTTTTCTAATAAGTTCAAAAGTGTTTACAACACTCATTGTAGACCCTGCTTCAGATAACAACCTTACTTGATCTCCTTCTTCTAAGACCACATAAGCACCACCGTCGAACTTAAGAAACTCGTAAGATGTTAAAGGATATGCGTTTACAATTACTATTTCAGTCGAGCTACTTGAATCATACCACCAAGCACTAATTGTTTTATTAACACCAGAGGAATTGTTAATGTAACAGAGGTTCCACAAAGCGTAATACCCAGTAGGGACTGTAAAGACAGTTGTCTTAGTTCCTGCTGTTAAGTTCGTTCCTACTGACTGATGTCTCATGGTGTTGTTTATCTTTCTTTATAGAACGCTTAATAGTTATGTTTTTTTCTTCTACTACAGGATTACTTTCAAGTACCTTTTCGGCATTACGCACCTCGCTGTATTCAGGGTGCTTCCTCATCGTGTTAATATCATGGTCGGAGAAGAACTCGAATATGTTACCAGATTGGTTACACTTAAATTTAGTTCCCATCTATTATTCCTTAGGAGTAGATACAAGGAAGGCCCCTCGTTAGAAGGGCCAACCGTTTACCTACTATTTAGTAAGTAATCTCAGCTTAGCTCGGTACGGCGAGGCACACAGCAGAACCGTCACGCAGTTCATCTGCGCCAAACAGAACGTCAGCGGTGAACAAGGTGCCGAGCCATTCTTGTTTATACTGAGTCTGGGTACGAACGCCCATTTGCTCAACCAGAACAGCAAAGTCCTTATGAGCCAACAAACAGATACGGTCACCGTCGGTGGCAGCATCAGCGTTGGTGGTCACGAACACGGGGATACCGTACACGTTACCAACTTCACCGTTACGGATGGTGTTACTAGCACCAGACTCGCCAACGAAGGCTTGTTCGGTGAAACGCTGAATACCCATCAGAGTGTTACGGGTGCTCGGGGGAACGATCAGGAAACGACCGTCCATAGGCACATCGTTGTCGTCCAGACGTTGGATAGAACGACGGATAGCTGCGTCGGTCAAAGCACCAGCAGTGCCAGTGTAAGCGGTAGTACCGTCAGCACCGGAGTAAGCACCAGTGTAAGCAGCAGTACCATCACCACCGTTGGCCTTACGACCAAGTTGAACCAACACAGAGTCCACTTTCTTAGCCAAAGCGTAGCCAGCGTCATCAGTGTAGAACTGACGAAGCGAAGCCAGAGCTTGAGCTTCAACGATGTCTTCGATCAAGCGGCTGTATTCCCAGTGTTGGTTGATGCTGACAGTCTTTTCAGACTCAGTAGCAGCAATCAAGGTCACTTGGGTAGAAGCAGCCTTAGCGGAAGCATCGCCACGGGTGGGGGCGGGAATGTGAACGGTGTCACCTTTCTTGCCCTTGAAGTTCATCTTCTTAACGAGGTTAGCAGCAACCAAGTTCTTCTTGTAAGCAGCAACAATTTCGTCGCTCCATACCTCGGGGATAAACGTAGCAGCAGTAGTAACTGTAACGTGATTAGAACCTAAAGCCATTTTTAAAATCTCCTAAAAAATAAAATAAAATAAAGTTTACTTATTTGACACGACCCTCACTATAAGCCTTCATAATTTCATCTTGAAGAGCATTATAACGATCAGGATCAGTCATTCGTAGCCGGATAAGGTCGGCACGGCGATAAACTTTCTTAGAAGACTCACCAGTCCCAGAAACATCAACTGCAGCAGCTTTCAAGTTCTGCTTCCGTACTTGCTGTCCAACTTCGGCTGTATCTTTAGCCTTCGTTGTTCGAATTTGTTTAAAAGTAGACAGAAGTTCATCAGCAGCGTTGAAGTCATATTGTGCGTTAGCCATCGAGAACATATTCAAACGAATAGGCGATGCCTTAACCCACTCAATAAATTCACCGTCTTGAATAACATCAGTAAAGTCAGGATGTTTACTTTGCAGTAACTGCTTAGTTTGCATCTGCTTAAACTGCATGGCTGCTTGACGTGCAGCAATTACATCTGGGTGAGTCGATACAGCTTTCTGTACCGCTTTATTGGGATCCTCAAAGAAGTCAATCTCTTGTGGAATGTTTTCTTTTGGAGGCTGTGCTTGTTTATTACTAGAGAGTTGTTGCTTCAAAAGTTCATCAGCGAGTTTACGAACCTCTCCAACTTCCTGAGCTTGCTTACCTAGCAGCTTTTCAGCTTCTTGGTGCATCCTAACTACTTCTTCGATTGATTTGCCCTTATACTTTTCAGGGATCACTTCTTTAGTAGCTTCAGCAGCAGGTGAATCACCTACTTGAGCATCAGTATTGTTATTAAGATCTTCAACTACATCTAATTCACTAAGTTGAGTCAGTTCATCAGAATTTTCAATGAGAGCCATACCTACCTTTCTCCTGCCCTGTGGGTTCTAGGAGTTTAATTAGTTTAAAAATAGATTCAGAGTTGTTCCTAATAATGTTTTTTAGGAGTTCTGTTTCTTTTCCTGTTTGAGCTTTTCAGCCCTTACTCGTGACCACCTATCATAAGCGTCTGGAAATGCTCCTGTAAAGCCTTCCAGTTTAACTTGAGGGGCAGACACAATTCTGACAGCTTCCTTACCACATTGAGGGCAAGTAATTACCCTCTCGCTGTCATCTTTTAACGCTTCTGTAATGTGTCCTTCTTCACAGGCAAATTCAAAGATCCTTTTCATGTTAGGACTCCTCAAGAAGTTGCTTGTAAACCTCTTCACACGACTCTTTGCGTTTTAAAAGCAAGCTCAAGATGTCCAACTGACCTTTACGGAAAAATAAATCTTGTGTGTCCGTTGTCAGTGAAACATCGTTGATACTATCTTTTAAATCTTTAAAATCCTCCATGAGGTCTTTCCATCCTTTGGTAGACATCATGGAGAACTGTTCTTCGTAGTACACCTGAAGCTCTTTGTCCATCATCGGAGAACTCCTTCTTACTTAAATTTAGTTATTGTTTAGTTCTAGAAACAGATTGCATCGCTGCGATACGCTCGTTAGATACGATGTCAGCAGCTTTTAAGTTAATCTGTTTTTCTTTCAGCATCATGTCAGCCAACTTAATACGTTTCTCAAAGTCTTTGTCTTGCCCTAGATTAGTAGAGGCGGCTTGAACAATGTCAATACGCATCTTTTCAGGCAATAATTGAGTTTCAACTTGAGTTTGCTGAGCCTCAGCAGCTGTTTTAGCTGCGCTGGCTTGAAGGTCTTGTATACGGGCTTGTAATAAGGCCATTTCAGTCTGTTGCTGCATCATTTGAGCTTGCTGTGCTTCAGGGTTAGGCTGAGACATTTGCTCAAGTACCTGAATAAGCTCTTGACGATTCTGTAACGAACTATTCTGTAGGATTCCTTTAAGAATTAAAGGCAATACAGGAGTGTTTGGCCCTAAAGTCTGTAAAAGACCTATAAGTTGCTGTTGTTCGAACTCACGAGCCAAGATACCAAGAGTAGCCGTAGGAACAAATTCCATGTCTACAGAAGGATAACGCTCAGAATCGAACTGCATATAACGCCAAGCTGCTTTATAGATAAAAGGAATCATAAAGTCTTCTTGGAAGTTAGTCAAAGTACGCTTATACTTCTTAATAATGCCAGCCATCGCCATTGACATACCACCTGCGGTAGCATCACGAGGGACATTAGAAGGCAAACCAGCACTGTCTACAGTACCAGTCGCTTGTAAAAGCATACGCTCAAAGTTCTGAGCTGTCTGAGCCGCATTACCGTCTGTCTGACCGAACTTAAACGGATACAGAATCTCACTAGGAGCACCGTTTGTAAGGATAGCTTTACCCGGTTTAACCTCAAACTTAGCACCACGAGGCAAACGAGTAGCATCCATAGCGATCATAGGAGCTGTTGTGAGGGCTAAAGAGTCCATGTGAGCACGTAATTGCCCATCTATGGCCTTTTGCATGTTATAGCCTTTTTCAACAGTACCACGGCCCCAAAAACGACCGGGAACGGTGTCATCCTGATAAGCAATAACAGGACGATCCTTCATCATATAAGGGTTCTCTTCAGCCTTTAGAAGCACCGAATCGTTGGCAATAACGATAATAGCTTCCACGAGGTTAGAATAATCCTCAGCTTGAGATCCCTCAGGGAATAAATCTTCGTATTCACTGTCTTCAGAACCTTCTAAGTATTCACGAGGTACTAAACCGTAGTAAGTAACAAGCTTAACTTTGTCATCTTGATAGGTTTTAAGCTCTTGAGTAGGCTCTAAATCGGTATCTTCATAAGTAGTAGTAATATCTACTTTCTTATAAATACCTTTTTCGATACCTTCAACAACCTTGTGAATTGAGACATACTTCTCAATAGCAACACCAAGGGCATCTTCGATACAATCCGCATTAGGATCAATCAAAAAGTTCTTAGGATTGACAGGCTTAATCTTAACGCAAACACGTTCCTTCTCCTGTACACCAATAGCGGCTGTACCGGATACTCCGGGAATAGCTTGTGTTGAAGGGATATATTCTTTTTCAGTCTTAACGACAATCTCACCGATGCCTGTACCGTAGATCTCAGCCATCAACTCAATCTGGTCAATACACTTCTTGATCTTATCTTTCTTAAAATCCTCCATAAGCTGTGCTCGTATCATAGCAACATCTAAAGGATTTTGGTTAACATCTCGAATATCGTCTTGAATATCGAAGAACTCACCTTGACCGAAGATAGCTTCCATGATCTCAGCGTGACGTGTCTCTACAGCCTGCTGAGTTGCAGGGGAGATAATACGACTACGCTCAGAGTCACGGGTTTTATCTTGAGGATCCCAAACTCCACGGAAGATACGCTCATATTCGAGCCATAAGTCCATGAAATTAGCATCCCGATGGTCACGCCAGCGAGTGATATGATCGACCACAAAAGCTGTTAATTCCTTTTCAGCTTCTGTAGGCTCTTCATACTCAGGAGAGTTATTTAATTGTTCATCCATATCAGTATCCCGCTATAGGGTCAAGTATTTGATAATCGTCTTCTTCGTAGTCTTGTTGATACGAAGTGACAGCTAATTGATCGACATAGGACAAAGCGTCTACTAAGTCGTCATGTACACCTGCAGTAGGAAAAAGAATAAGCTGATCAAAGAACTCATCCCAATCTACCTCCTCATTAAAACTTATACGACCATGTTCCATACGACCTTGTAAACTCCAAACAACACGATCAGTTTTCTTCTTGTTGCCATGAGTTAGGTCTTGTATGTGAGCATAGATGTTATTCTTACGCATCAGGTCGTTAAGGTAGGGTAACACAGCATTCTTTAAAGCACCTCGTTCGATACCTACGGAGATAGGTTCAAAGTCTCTGATAGCAATTAAGATCTTAGCAGCTGTCTCTCTAATGTCCCACCTACCATGTTCTATCTTATGAACCCACCAGTTACCGTTATCTTCAAGCTTAACGATAGCTATAGCGGATTCATCTAAACGCTTCTTAGAAGCTCCTGCATTCTTAGCAACCTCTTCAAAGCCAGCTAAGTCAATAGCGATAACGTATTGACCGTACTGTGGCTCTTTAGCTTTCTTGAACCACTCAGGCTTAAAGATATCAGAACCTGCATTATCAAAGCTAGACATGTATTCTTGCTTAAATGCAAAAGTACTCAAAGTACGCTTAGCAGCTTCAATCTCTTTAGGATCGATAGTCTCGTTATCAGCTGTAGTAAAATGCCAAGACCTCCACTCTTCATCCTCTTCAGACTGTCCTAACTTATAAATGTCATAGAACCAATTACGACCTGAAGGAGTTGAAATGAATAAGGCTCTACCTTTACGATCAGACAAAGCAGCTCGAAGGATTTTCTCCCAAACATCTACTTTAACGAAAGCACATTCATCGAGTACTAAGTAGGTTAAAGAGACACCACGTAAGGAGTCAGGGTTATCAGCACCACGTACCAAGATCTTCCTACCGTTAACCAAAGTAATCTCTAAGTTGTTAACGTGAGAGGATTTGATAACAGGTCTACCAAGCTCGTGTAACAAGTCCCAGATAATAGTTCTTGCTTGTCCCATAGTAGGGGCTACATACATCACAGAAGAACCATCAGGACAGTTTAAAGCCTCTATAAGAAGAGATACAGCTGAGAGCCTAGACTTACCACAACGACGACCTGCAGCTACTACTTTAAAGCGAGCTTTACTGGTAAATACTGTCTGTTGCCACTTAAGAAGTTTAAAGTTAAGTTCAGCCATTGTAGTCATCCTCTTTAGGCTCTACATCGGATATGTCATATATCTGTTGCTGTTGATCTAAAGTTTGCACAGAAGGAGAAGACAAACCACTTATGTTGATACTGATCTGTGGAGTACCACCACCAGCCTTAGCTGTCTCAAAAGCGGATACTGGAATGATACGATCTACAATGAGTTTCCACGCAGCTGCTTGGTTCTTATGTTCATCATTTAAGGCTGCATCGTAGATAGCTTCTAAGACCTTAGCTGACTTAGGAGAGTTTAACATCCTAAGCTTATATTCGTTGATGATGGCTGCATCACCCTTAGGACGACCTACTGTACGTTTCTCTTTAATCTCAGCTATGTCAGACTTAGGAGGTCTGCCTCTCTTGTTACCTGAAGGAGCTGTCATAGCATAAGCTCCTTAGTAGTCTTAATAGTATATTGTATCAACATAGTCTTTATCCTTTCAGTTCGTGGTAGTACCACTATGGAGACTGTGTAGACTTTAAAGTCTTTATAATAATAATCTTTATTACTTTAACGTACAGGAATCTAAGTTAAATATATACACATTAAAAGTTATACTTAACTTAGTTTACTTATATAGTTCCCTTTCACAAGGTGTACGTCTTAGTTATCTTGGTTGTCTTTACTAAGAAGTGGGTCAAGCTTCTTAGTAACTACAAAGTCTTTAACTTGAGTTCCTGATCTGTTTATCTAAACAACAGATACTAATATTATAGCATATTTTTTAGCTTTTGTCAAGTACTTCTTCACTTTTTTTTTGTATTCTTACAACAAAGTACCTTTAAAGTTCCCCTTTCATCAGGGTGCACAGGGTGTCCTCCTACGTTTGCTTATACAAACTTATAGACTTATTCTTTATAAGTACTTCTTCTTTTATATCAAATACTTATAAGACTCTTAAAGTACTACTTCAATCTGTCCTTTATTTGTCTATATTTTAATCAATTATGTACTTTTGTGTACTTTAGAGGTTAACTTCTTAGTTTTACTTTTTTGTGTACTTTAGAGGCTACCGCAAAAGTAACTACAAAGCTAACACCCCTCCCCCCCTACATAGTGTATACAAGCTTACAAGTTCCTTACAAGTTACTTCATAGTGTATACAAGCTTACACAGAGCTGACACACTACATATAGTGTATACAAACTTACAAGTAACTTACAAGATACTGTATAAATATACAGTACTGTACAGATATACAGTAATACCCGAGTGATTTAGTAGGGTATTGCAGACTTGTAAGGAATTAGTAAGGAGGACGGTGTAGCACCCTTTTGAGACTACTACAAAGCATACTATCAAGACACACTACACCATAGAAACAATCAATGGAAATATTTTAGGATGTAAGGTTCATGTAAGAATAACCCGCATAATGGGAGATATCGAAACAAACCACGCATAAGGGTTATCATGATCAAAAAACAATTTAACAATGCACCTAAGTTTGCAAAGCTTCAAGAATTCGCTATTGTGGTGCAAACTGGCGAAGATAACGCTATCAGCCGCGCATTGTATCAGCTACAGACTGATCCGGCTTTTCAGGGTAAGGGATGGCAAGCTAACCTTAATAAACTCGCCGATGTATTCGCTACACATACCGCAAAGTTTAGTGTGTTCGCATTGGGCGG